TTATTTGTCTTTGTAATTCAGCAAACTCTTTGTCTGATATTTCATTCTCACTAATAAGTTCTTTGTTTAGTTTAATTTTACAAGGATTTATTTCTACCAGTGATAATGCTATCGCATGGTTATAACAACCAGATATCATCTGGACAACTCTGTTAGCGGCATAAGAACCTCTTTTAGATATTTCTAAATGTAATCTTGTAATATCACCCCTATTTATATCTGTTAGATTTCTTTTACCTAAATCATTCTTAACATCTTTATCCCACATTCTTACATACTCGCCAGGCTTACCGTTCTTGTTAGGCATAGCAACTCTTCTTTTATTTTGTATTAGCTTGTCAATGTAATATTCAAACGCTTGATTTAAAGTTTCTCCACCCCTGGTATTTAATGGATCAATACCTTGTGCAACTTCACCAAGTATTTGTTGTGCTTTGTTTCTTGCTACATTAATTGGTATGTCTCTAGTACCAAGAGTTAGTTCTCTCTTCCTTCCATTAATGCGATAGAAAACTCTATAAGTTTTTTCTGTGATTAATAAATTGTTTACCTTTGTATCTCTTTTATATCTAGCCATAACTCGTACCTCCAAGCAGAGTCGCCATACAATCGACCTTTAATGTCGAAATGGCGTGTATTTTAATTACCTATTAAGTAGATTATAAATCGAATCTTGTAAAGAAAACAAGGGTTTTTAGGGAAATAATGTAGAGTCGAGAAACTGTGTGATGGATAATATTTAAGAATGAAAACCAGGTGTCCTAACCGATAGACGAAGGGGTCAAAGAGCAGAAATCAGCCATTTATTTCAGTTTTTTCAGTACCAGAAGTCGACTCATTTTTGTCTTGTCGACCATTAGTCGCCAAAATAATCGACTCCATAGCTTCTTTTAAACTATCAATAGAATTGGTTGATTTCATAATTTCGTCCTTTATCGTGATTTGTGTTGTTTGACAATCAGAAAAGGCTTTGAAGCATATAGTCTGGTATTCAAGATTAACCATTGCGATTATATCTATTTGATCTTTATTATAATGTCTTCCTGTGGTGGTAATGCCTTTGCGTAAATCAAAACGCCAGTTCTTTTTTCTATTTTCTATATGAGTAACTGTTTTAACTTGGCATCTATAGAGTTTGTGTTTCCATTCAAAGATTACATCAGCATGGGATGTATGAGGCATTACTGTAACGGTGTCTGATTCTCTCGCCAAGACTGAGCAGGTTAGGTATTCTCCACTCCTACCTATCCTCTCCGATCTGCGTGTCATGGTATGTCATGTTAGTTTAGTTCAGTAATCCTATCTGCTGCTGTAATGCTTGTGAACCACCTTCTGCTATTGGTTGAACTATTGAACCTGTTGCAACGCCTACTGGATTAGGATTGACAACACCCCTTCCAATCGATGTTCCTAAGTTTGGTATATATTTTTGTAATATATTTTTAGCAAAACCTTTTTCAGCTATTTCTTTTCTAATTTGCTCTAATGCTTTTGGATTGGTTTCTGTAAGCATTTGTGCAAGTTTATTAGCAGCTGCAATAGATGCTTCTTCAGAGGCTCCAGCATAATCTGATTTGAACAAACCATAAATAAGACCAACAGGACTTAGGTTTTGTATATCATCTGGCTCAATAATATTTTTAATCTGAGCAAGAGCTTCAGCTCTACCAACAGTAGCACTATTACCAACTACTGTATTAGCAGTATCTTTAATCTGTATTTCATCATTTAATTTAGACATAAACTTATTAAATGATCTTGTACCTTGAGGTGTTTGTGGGAAAGTAAGTCTTAATAATTTTTTATTTTTTGGTGTCTTAATAATATTGTAAGCAAGATTAGTTCCTCTGCCTGAAGTTGCATCAAAAACAGATGATTCCATTTTGTCTATAATAGTATTCATTACACCATTTCTAAATGCTAACTTTTCTGATTGAGACATTCTTGTTATTTCATCTGCTAGTTCATCTACATTTGTACTAGGTTTTAAAATGTTTCTTCCAGAGTCAAGAGCGTCTAATACTGCGGATTTTTCTGCCCATTGGTTTCTTGCCGCTTTATAGGCTGGATTGTTAGAATCTAAATAATCTAAAAATTCATTTTTAATTTGTGTATTTGCTCTTAATAATGTTTTACCAACACCACTTGGGTTTGATTTGCTTGTAAAGATAGAATCATCTAATCCAAGTTTCATGTAATGTAAAAACTTTGTATCAATATCTGTTACTTCAGCACCTTTTTGAGTAAATAACTTTCCATTTTGACCAATAACCAAATTAGGTAATTTAACTTTTTGTGCATTTGCTATTTTATATGCTTTATCAAGAGCATCTTGCATGACATCTGTTTTCATTAAAGATGTTAATTCTGTTGTAGCTGGTACTTTTGTCTCAAATGCTTTTTGATACATTTTTTGACCAGAGCTTTTTCTAACTGTTTCTAACGCTTTATAAGTATCAAAATATGACCCCTGTTCGCCAAAGACATCTGTTAAATCACTTTTAATTCTATTTAATGCACCGCCATTTCTTTTAATTAAAAAATCCATTGCTGTTTTTTTACCAGGGCCAGGTAAGACATTTACTGCATCAAGGTAAGCTCTACTACTTGGGCCAATATCTGCTAAAGAAAACTGTTTACCAGACCTTTCTAAAATATATTTTATAGCTTCATCTATATTTGTTTTGTCATATTCTAGTGCTTGTTTAACTAATTTAACTGCTTCTTGCTTACCTTTTTTCACAGGTGATTCAAAAGCACTTTTTATTGTTTTACCAATTTTAGCTACAGGTTTAGCAAGTAATGTTGTGGCTCCTCCAGTAACTCCAGCAATAGGAGCAGTAACAACTCCTTGTAGCACTTTGTCTTGTAGCCCTTCTCCTGAACCAGCTCCATAAGCAAAACCAGAGGCTCCAGCTTTTACTGCTGTTGTTCCAACTTTTGCTGCTGACAATGGTGATGAAGCGCCAAAGGTTGCGATAGCTGGTAATACAGCTCCAGCAGCTTCATAGCCAAGTGATGTTAATGGATTTTCTTTTTGATATTTTTCTAACGCTTTTCTTTCTAAATCTATACCTTCTTGCATTGTAAGATTGGGACTTAATGCACCTCTAATTCCACCAAGTATTTCATCTTGAAATTGAAAAGTTGTGCCGCCAAGCGTACTTGCAACTGGCCCAGACATAACATTATTTTTCCAACTATTTTGATCTGAAGGGTTCCCACCTTTATAAAGGTAAGCGCCTTCTTTATCTTTAAAAGTATAAATTTTTCCTATTTCGTATTCCATTAAAAAGGACTCTCTTCATTTGTTGTTATTACAGAGTTACTATTTGCTTGGTTTAATAGTAAATCATCATAAGCCTGTTGCAGACTAACTGATGTATATAATTCAGGGTTTGCATTTCTGTGTTTTTGGAAGGCAACGTCTCTAGCGTAAATAGTTGCATTTTCATTATCAGGATTTGAAAAGAAATTTTGATTAAAATTTTGCTCATCAATTCTTCTATTCATTGATAGTCTCAGAGATGCAATCATCAATCTGTTACCAGCCTCAGATTTACGAAGTTCAACGGCGCCAGTTCTTACAAAATCTAAATCTTTATCTGTTGGGTTTACACCAAGTTGTTTTACAAGGGGCAAAATAAGTTTTGTTGTTTCAGCTTGGAAGGCTTCTTTACCAGCAACATCACCAACTTTATAATTTTCACCTACTAAAGTTTGACCAATTCTTTGGAAGCCAAGACCTAGATTAGAACCAAAGCCTGTATTAACACCTTGGTCTAGTAAATTTTCAAGTGTGTCAACACTTGTTAAAACAGAATTAGCGTCAGCCGCAGCTTCTCTTTTCTTCTTATAATCATCTGCTGCAAGTTCTATACCAAGTTTATTTTGATTGTTGTTTAAATTAATATTTGTATTCTGTTTTTTAAGTCTTAAAAAGTCGTTAAATGTTCCCTCATAACCCTCTAGTTTTGCAAACTCATATTCTTTAACAGAAGATGGTTGATTGTTTTTAGGTTGACCATATGCATAATTATAAGCAGCTTGTTTTCCAAATAACTCATAAATTCTTTGTGCTTCAGGAGGTAATGATGCAATTAATTTTTCTTCATCTCTTTTTGCTTGTTCTGCTTTTAACCTAGCTTGTTCTTCTTCTCGTCTATTAGCCAGTCTATTTGAATACAAAGCTACACCTTGAGTATTGCCAGATTTATTAGCATTAACCATGCGAAGAGTGTCGGCAAAGTTTTGTAGCTTTAAAGATTGTTCAGCTCTTTTTCTTTTTGCCTCGTCTTCTTCAGCTTGTTTTGCTCTAGCATCAAAAGTAGGACTTATATTTAAACCAAGTGAGCCTGTAGGATTGTTGTTTATTCCTAGTAATCCCATTGGGTTGTTAAAATCTCTTATTGCCATTGTTTAACCTCCTGATGTGTCGAATAATCCTGCAAGTGAATTATAAATATCAACTGCATCACCAATTCTAGCACCTACACCTTGTTTAGTAGTATCGACTTGTCCTGCTCCAGCGTTCATACCAAAGACCGCACCTGATAATAAACCAAGTTGTTGTGGGCCGTAGTTTAATGCTCGTAAGAACTCGTTGTATCCAGCATCCATTCCAGCTTGTGATAAAGCCTGTGCTGATCTTCCTTGATTACCAAGTAGACCTAAGTTTCTGTATTGATTGCTAACTTGGTCGTTTAATAAACCTTGTTGGAACTGTCTGTTTTGCATTTCCATTTGTGGTTGCATAAATCTTGCTCTATTCATTGCATCCATATTAGCAATACCAAACTGATTACCATAACCAGCATTAGTCATCGCAACCTGTCTATCTACATCAGACATATATCTATCTGCATCAAACTGTCTTCCTATATCTTGACCAGCTAATGATGTTGCTCTGTCAAATCCTTGTGAACGTAAATTACCAGATGCTTTAGCAACTGAATCTGCAAAGTTTCTGTTTGTTTCTGATTCTAATATAGCTGAACGTGAGCCACCAAATGCACCTCTGCCGATTGCTGCATCTTGGTCGCTTTGTATTTGCATTTGTCTTGCTCTGTTTAAATCACCAATAGTGTTATCGATAACTTGTGATTGAAACGGATTTTGATATGCACCTAAATCTGTACCTAATAATGATTGAGGTCTTACATCTCTTATATTAGACCTGTTAATGTCTGTTGCTGAACCCATAAAAGGTGTCGCACTAGGTGTTATTCTAGCTCTGTTAGATAAATTAGCTAAACCAGCTTGAGGATTGAATTGTTGGCTTTGATTAAATAAACCTCTGGTTGCATCCATCCCAGCTAATTGGTCTGGATTATATCCTGCTACTCTTGCACCAGTGTAAGGAACAAAAGGTTGGTTCGCTACACCTTTGGCTCTATTGTATAAATCATCGTAACGAGCCTGTGTCGCTGGATCAGTCGTTGTTGTTTTTTTATCTCCACCACTTTGTGAAGCACTGTATAAAGATCCTGCTATTGGTATTATTGTTTCCCATCCCATAATTATAATTCCTTCTTGACTATATATTCTTGTTCAAAACCAAGATGTTTTAATTTTCTTATCCAACCTTTACGACCACCGCCATAAAGATATTTACATTCACAATTTTTTGCAAATACTTCAATGCTTGGAAACATCTCTTCTAGTTCTTCGTAGTCTCCACCACACAAAAATAAATTTAAAACTCTGTATTTAGGAAACTCACCAAAGCTAGATATGTAAAAAGCATCTTTTGCAGGCCATATATGAAACATTCCTTGGCCTATTTTTTCTTTAATATCACTTAGATTATACCTATCTTGGTGCTTTAATGCACGAATAATATGATGCTCTAACCTTTCAAACTCTAATTCCCAGTCTTCTTTAGACTGTTGTGGAGGTGGAGAGTGTTCCGTTGTCTGCGACACTAACTTTATATTTTGTTCCATTTGGACTTACCAATACTAATTCGGTAGCATCGCCACCATTTATTTGTATTCTTTCACCTTTGTTGAAAGTCATACCTGTTTGATATTCTATCTCTGATATTAAATAGTTAAGATAGTTTTTATCGTAATCTTCACCTGGTCGTGTTAGTGTTTTTCTTGCCACTATCTACGACCTCTGTTTCTTAAATCTAATCGTATATTACCAACCTGAAACATCTGGTCAGTATCGCCAGTTACTTTCATACGAACTTGTCTGGCTGTAAATCTTGCATCGGTATAACCATCACTATTAAAAGTAAAGTTACCAAAATCTGTTTCTGCTCCGAGTGGTGTAAATCTTCCTGTAAAACTTATAACAACACCAGGTAATGTATTTGCTTCTTCATCGGGTAGTATCTGATTACATTGCACATAGTTATCACCGTTACCTATTTCGATAGGCCCTGATTGTGCGTAGGGTACTGCTGCACCTAAATTCTCTGAATTATTTAATGTTGTGCTGTCTTGTTGATAAACATTGCCAAGTGAATCACAGGCTATAGGATAATCAAAGACACCTTGGTCGATCCAACATCCTCTATCCATTTCACCGATTGACCAAACATTATCAACATAGTTCCAGATGACATATTTATTTGGTGTTTGTTGCGAGTCACCTACTGGGTAGAACCACCATATTTCATTAAAGTTGGAGTTATGTCCGCCACAAGCAATACGTCTATATTGATATTTAATATTATCAAATACATGGTCATGCACATCACATTTAATTTCTTTAACTGAACCATCAAATACAAAGAAAGAGTTTTCACCCATCCATGCTAAAAAGTTTCCAGAACTTACAACAGTTCTAGGTGATGCAGTTTTGCAGTTAGTACCAGCATCTTGAATACCGTATATAAAAGGAGAACCAGTATAGTAAAGTCTTGCTATACCTGTATCGGTAAAGATGATGACATCTGTTTGCCATTTAACACCACTTAATATTGTACCGCCTGTTGGTATTTGTAAATCACCAGCTGTATTCGTTGATGCAGCTGTCCAGGTTGTACTTGCTTCTCTTGATGACCATTGTACTTTTCTAGGATCACCACCAGCACCTAGAGCTATGACATGACGTTCATTAGTAACGAGAACACCAGAACATCCTGTTGGAGAATTGGTTAGCTGTGCGCCTATGGTTGATGGTGCAGAAGGCGACCATTTATAAATCTTGCCATCACTTGCACAACAGAAAAGTAAGTCTTCGCCAAAGTTATCAAATGACCATGATTTAGAATCAAAGAATAATCCAGATTGACTTCTAGCATCACCGTAGTCTTCGACATTATAGTTATATGCACCGTATCCAAGTGGGTCAGTTGATTCATCAGAAACAAAACCAGAAGGTGTAATGTCATACCAAGTTCCGTCATGGTTGACATAAATCTTTTGTCTTGTGCCAACCGCTAAAACTTTTTTACCAGAATTGGTAATGTACGCAAACATTCCTGTTGGCGTTCCAGTTAAAGTTGTATTTCTTATCTTTTCCCAACCACCAATAGGTCGTAGAAAACCATTTTGAAAACGCACTAAATTACTATCAGTCCAACGCCCTTTATTGGCGTAGTCTGTTCCATTGGTGACTACTCCAGCTGGAGGGGTGACTGGTAGTAAAGGCATTTTTAGCTATTGGATGATATGTAGCTTTTACCAGTCGAGATCGCAGTTGTATAAGATGTTTTATCATCTGAACTACCAGCTACGTCTGGAGTATCGTCATCTTCATCAACAGGTGCATAGGTTAAGACCAGTTCTAAGTGGTCTACGTTCCTTTGTACCATATCGTTAATATCTGATTGCTCCATGCCTTCGACATCCCAACTTCCACCGTTTACACCGTTGATAAGTGTTACGCTATCTGTTGCTGCTGTTAAGACTTCGCTTACTGTTTGTGCCATATTATTCTCCTTTTAAAGTTTTTAACTCTTGTTTTAATTCATCTACTTGTGATGAAAGTTCTTGTACTGCTTTGACCATGACTGACATAAGTGCTGCTGGTGCAACTCTTTGCCTTCCATCTGCTTCATCTTCTTGCCACATATCAAAGCCATCTTTTAAATTATGATTATCAATCACTTCTTTAACTTCTTGAGCTATAAAACCATGATTATATTTACCATTCATAGTTCTTTCTTCTGAGCCTTCTTTATAGGCTTTCATATCCGAAGGTATATCTTTTTCTTTTTTCCACTGGAAAGTAACAGGTCTTAAATCGTTTATAAAATCTAAACCTACTTCTTCGTCTTGTATATCTTCTTTTAATCTAATATCTGAGGGAGCTGTAATAGATGTAGCACCAAAAGCTATATTAGAGTCTAAACCACCAAAACCAAAAGTAAAATTACCTCCACCAACTGCTGTACATTGCATACCTAAGACAATAGATTGATTAGTATTATTAGCTGGTGTATCAGCTTGATAACCTAAACAAATATTACCCTGTCCTGTTGTTAGAGTTTCTCCACCTCTTACAGAAGCAACATTGTAATCACCAGTTGTAAGATTTGTTAAAGAATTATAACCAACTGCTGTATTTGAAGTACCTGTGGTGTTGGCATCTAATGCTAAAGCACCGACCGCCACATTTGAAGCACCTGTAGTGTTTGCTGCCATAACATTATCACCAACCCCTACGTTATTGTTACCTGTGGTGGTGGAACTTAAACTACTCCAACCTACTGCTACATTACTGCCACTATTAGCAGACTTAAGTGAATCTAGTCCAACAGCAACATTATATCCGCCTGTAGTGTTTTTTAATAAAGCCTGTGAACCAACAGCAGTGTTATTAATACCTGATGTAGTTTCCTTTGCAGCACTTTGCCCTATAGCAGTATTATGTGCTCCAGTAGTATCAGTCATAGAGTTATAACCAACAGCAGTATTATTACTTGAAGTTGTGTTAGTGCTTAATGCACCATAACCCATAGCTGTATTTGCAACACCAGTTGTATTTGCATCTAAAGATAAAGCACCCACAGCTACGTTTGAATGACCTGTAGTGTTATTTTGTAAAGCACTTCTACCAACTGCTGTATTATTTGAAGCTGTTGTATTATTAATTAAAGCATAATTACCAACTGCCGTATTAGCAGCACCAGTTGTATTTGCATTTAGTGCAAAAGCTCCAACTCCTGTGTTTTCATCTGCTGTTGTATTTGCTGTAAGTGCATCATATCCAACAGCAACATTGTTTTGACCAGTCGTATTAGCATCCAATACTGTAGAACCAACAGCTACATTTTGAGTACCTGTCGTGTTTGCAGCCATAGAATTATAACCAACTGCTGTGTTGTTGTCTGCTGTAGTATTATCTCCTAAAGCATTTCTACCTAATCCTGTATTGTTATCTCCAGTTGTAGCATTACTTAAAGCAGCATAACCAAAAGCTGAATTATAATTACCAGTTGTATTAGCATCTAGTGATATAGCACCAACGGCTACGTTTTGAGTACCTGTAGTGTTTACTAATAAAGCACTTCTGCCTAGAGCTGTGTTATTAGAGGCGGTGGTATTGCTTTGTAAAGCACCTGTTCCAACACCTACATTATTATTACCAGTTGTATTTGCCCCCAAGGCCAAATATCCAACAGCCACGTTTGGAGTTCCTGATGTGTTTGCATATAAAGCATAATGACCTATAGCAGTATTATTATTACCACTTAAAGAACCACTAATTAAGGCTGCACCACCTAAAGCTACGTTGCCTGTACCAGTTGGATAATTACCATTAAGTTTAATTGTTCCACCTTCTATTGAGGCATTACCGCTTACAGTTAAACCTGTAAGAGTTCCTACGCTAGTTATGTTGGTTTGTGCTGCTGTAGCAAGTGTACCAGTAATAGATGTGCTTGCTGATAAAGTTGTGAATGATCCAGCTGCTGCTGTAGTGCCACCAATGACAGAACTATCAATTACTGCTCCGTCTAAGTTTAATGCTACTGAAGTACCATTAGATGCAAATATTCCATCAAGAGTATCGAGGTCAGCGTTTAGCTTTGTACCCCAGGTATCAGTAGATGCTCCTACTTCTGGTTTAGTTAAATTTAAATTCGTTGTAAATGTATCTGCCATAATTTATTCCTGTTTATGCTGCGATGTCAGTCCAATTAGTATTTGTTGAGGACTGATCTGTCCAAGTTGTTGTAGCTGGTGTTTGGTCTGTGTAA